ATAGAATCTGACCCTGCTCAATTGTCCAGAGGTTAATACCACGGTTAGCCCATTCAATCGTCAAAAGGTTCAAAGACCTACGGGCAGTCCGCATATCGTAACCCGTACGCAATTCCGTACCACAACGCTCAAAAGCCTCTTCAATGAGGTTATTAAGGTCTAGGTTAAACGCTACGGTTCCAGAAGTACTCATATCTTCCTATATGGTTTTACTTTTGCTTTTACTTTTGCTGGCTGGGGCACGAACTGCTTCCCCTGTGCTTTTCCCGCTCGTTTTGCCCGTGTTGTTGCTGCGTACTCGCTTGGGCTTAACGCTTGTATTGCTTTCTTGGGTAGGTATCGCTCCCCCGTCTCGGACGACTTCTTGCCTGACTTGGTCTGCCAGTCTTGATCGCCCCAAGATTTTAAAGATTGCTGGGATTTTGCTAAACCACCCCCTGCCATCTTCTTCTTTTTGCTGGCGCAATGAGCCTTCTCCGAGAACCCCTTTGGGCTGTCGCAGTTGATCGACTTTTTGCGCTTGTCCGACCATTTCACTTATAGCCTCCACCTGCTGCTTTGTAGCGTTTAGCCATGAGTTGAGCTTTACGGGCTGACCATTGACCAGCACCAGTACCTTGTACCGCAGCGGCTTTGATGCTATTAAAGATCCGTTTACGTAACTCAGGTTTAGTATAGTTGCCTGCCTCGTTTACTTTAGACTTAGTTTTACCACCTTCGGCATACTTAGCTGTTTTTGCTGCATTGGCAAAGTCACCCTTCTTAGGAGCACCTTTAGCCCCAACACTACGCATTTTCTCGCCTGACCCCGAAGCTATACGTTTTTTCTTGGCAGCGATATTGGCATAAAGACCGCCACCAGCAAACATCTCCACGTCTTCTGGATTGTCCTTACGCTTGATCATTTTCTTTCCAGGCATTTTAGATGGGTTTATATCACCCATACCACGGCTAGGTCTCATGCTTTTGTCTTTCCACGAATTGCAATACCATCGGCTCGTGAAGACGCCATACCACCAGCATTCATTTTCTTAGCTGAAAATAATTTCTCAACCATAGCTATCCTCTGGGGTTTAGTTGTTGCTTTACTTACAATCTTTTTCCGTTCTGACTTAGTTTTACCTGAATCATAAAAACCAGCTTTTTTCAAAGACTTAACTACTCCACCCTTGGCTTTATTGTAAGGCTTTGTTTTACGCTCCATGGGATCGCTCATATTCCCACTAAATGAACCACTGCCAACACTAGGTTTAGGCAATCTATTCATATCCTGCAATCTTTCTGTATAGGTGCGTGGGCGTTCAGCTTCAACTTTTGCTCTTTGCTCTTCAGCCATTTTATGTGCTTCAGCTTTAGCCTTTTCGTTATTCTGTTTCACTTTTTCTGCTTCTTTGTCAAACTCGCTAGGGCCAAACTTTTCCTTGGGAGGATTGTATTTATCACTCTTACCATCGCCAACTTTTTTAGAAGGGTCAATAGGCTCTATTGGCATTACGCTCTAGTCTTCCCACGAACAGCACATCCATCAGCACGTTTAGAGGCGGATGATACTTTGCCACCAGATTTAAAATTTAATCCTGCTCCTTCCATTAATTTTTCGCCTCTCTTTTGTGATGACGGTTTCATAGAATCTTTCTCAATTGAGACACCGCCAGGAGTAGTTCGCATTCGTTTAGTAACTTCTTTACTAACATTTTTAACTACACTTGGGGCTTTATAGTCAGGAGCACGAAGTTCTTCTGGCATTTCATTTATGTTAGTTTTTTTACTTGAGGTAGGTTTAATTGGACTTGTTTCAGATTTTGCCTCTGCCTTTGGAGAAGGTTTTTTTTCAACCTTTGGTGTAGGGGCTTCTGTGCTGTATAGGTCGCCTGTCTCAGTATTGCGTTTAATTTTAGAAACCATTCCAGTTTCATCACGCAACTCACCAGTATCTACTTTGGTATCTAACTTGGCAGTTTTTGGCGCATCAGGAAACTTGCTACGCATACGAGCCAAAATGTATGGGTCTGTACGGTCTGCACCGCCTAAAAACTTCAATTGATCGGCTGTAAAGTCTTCGTCAGCTATACCACCGTCTTTGAATTTACGCATTTTCTTTTTCATGTTAGCAAGCCTTGCCGCCTGATTTCATTTTAATCATGGTGCCTTTGGTTTTGCCTTTAACTTCAATGCCGCCACCTTTAGCCATTTTTTTCATAGCCATACCACCACCCATCATTTTAGTCATGCCACCTTTAGCCATTTTACCTTTGCCGTCAGCAGCAAACGCTGGTACTTTTTTGCCGTCTTTCATTACCATTGGCATACCACCTTTTTTCATAGGCATATCTTTGTCAGCCATAGAAGATTTTCTTTTTGCCATCATAGCCATCATTCCTGGGTTCATCTTTTTCATTTCATTTACCTTTTCATTTTTAGTTAAAATACCACCAGCTTTTTTACCTCTAAATCTTTCTAAACTGTAATTTGGTAACTGCATCATTCCATGATTTGATCTTGGCTTATTAAATTTACCTTTTGCTGGATTAGTTGAACCACCAACTCTAAACTTTTTACCTTTATCCGCTTCCATAAAATCTTCACCGACAGAGCGAGGCACTCCTGCTTTTTTAGCAAACTTTGGATTATTAGCTACAGCCGCCATAAATCCGTGTTGTTTTTTGCTGGCACTTGGCATTACTTACCTTTTAATAAGTTCATCAATTTTTGCTTCAAGTTTGTTAAACCTTGCGTCCATGTGTTCAACAATGCGTTCAACTTCTGCTTTAGTGACGTTATCACGGGCAACCTCTTCTCTTGTTTTGTTTAATAAAATATCAATCCGTTTTAGTTCGTTGAACTTCTCATGCATGATGTATCCAATCAACGCCACAAATATGGTTAATCCACCAGTCCAGAGTTCCAACATATTTAACATTTCCATCTCTTCAGTGCCGCAGCTTTGCGGGTTGGTCTGCCTTTTTCATCTTTCATAGGTCCTGGCATCCCAGACATACGGGCGCAGAATGACTTCTTCCTTGCACCGCCTTGGGGTTGAGGAGCTTTGAGATTTGATCCAGTAGCAGCATTATATTTAGCCCGACCCTTGGCAGTAAGCCCAGCCCCTTTCGAGACTGGTAACTTTTCGCCACGCCCAATAGACAGGGATGGGGTCTTCTTAGCCATAGTAAATCTGCGTTGAATCTATAGCATTCATATACGCATAAATCCCATTAGTTACTAACACGCCTTCACCAGGAATAATTGGTGAGTTTTGGAACTCATCTGTTGAATGTGTTTCATAGGTTAGTAACCAACGATTGACTCCGCTAACATACAAAGCAGCCGTAGACGTTATTGAACCTGTATTAATATCATTCAACGTAAACGAATTTGCATCTACTCTAGTAATAGAATAATTGCCATCTGTTGCAGATACACCCGAATTGGAATTAAAGTGAATACCAACCACATCGCCTGTAGCTAAACCATGAGACGTTTTAGATACTGTTACTAAAGTTCCTGTACGTGCATAAGTAACGCTAGATGTTACAGGAGCGACTGTCGTATCAAATAATACTAAAGTTCCACCGCCACCAAAGTATGAAACACCTTTAACACGGTTGCGCCCAAGAACAAAGAACCCACTTTCGTTTAAGTGTCCTTGTTTTACATCATATTGCATACCCATTTTAACTCTCCTGGTTTTCCTGTTGAGTAGCGAGTTTGGCTTTTAGCTCTTCAATTTGCTTAGCCTGCATCGCTACAATACCCATAACATGATCTCTTTGAGATTCCAGAAGCCCAAGCATTACTTGAACTTCTGGGTCTTTATGAGTCAACATTAAGAAGCACGAGTAACCAATTTCCAAACTGGACTTGTAATAACGCCTGTTTGGAGATAGAGATTCCCAGCGGTACTGTCAATATACATAGAACCAATGCCAGCAAAGTTATCGCCAGTAGTACCGTTAACTGGAGCACCTGCGTCAACCATAACTACAACGTCATCTTCCATACGGATGTTAGCTTTGGTATATGGTCTAACGCCAGAAGGACCGCCAGCATCAGCTACAGGGTCTTGCATCTTCAGATCAATACCAAATTCAAAGCCAGAACCAGCTGTGGTTTGAGCCATTGCAACACCAAAAGCGCAACGAGCGGTAGTTACACCAGAATCACCATCCATAAATGCCATAACAGCAGCATCGCCTGACAGGGTATTAGTGTTAATAGTACCCATTACACCAGCCATTAAGCCGTTGTTAGCATATGTACCAATAACTGCAAACTCACCTACTGCACCAGCCATGTGGTTAAAAGTAGTAGAAGGAGCTACAGCGAAAGGAGCGCCACACTGGACACGTCCAAATACAGAGAAAGCCTCGCCAGGAGTTGCAAAACTGCTTGAGCCAAAACCCGTGGTTGGCATTACACGAGAATAGAAGCCAGAAGCTGCTGTTCCCTCATCGACCGAAATTACGGTTCCTGAATTAATAGTGGTAGGAGTTAAGGGTTGTTGTGCGCTTGCGTCTCCGCCTTGATAACCAGCCCGCACTGGACCTGAAAAAGTAGTTCTTGCCATTTTAAATTGTCCTTCATACAAAGTTCAGCTTATCAATCGTGTATGCGTCTGCTGGGGCAGTTTGATAAGCAATTTACCCAGATATTTAAATCTTACTACAAACAAACAAAAAAGGGGAGTTTTTGGCTCCCCTCTTTTTTATGCGCCTGGCGAACCAAACATTCCTAGTGGATCCGAGAATCCAAAAGAATAACGTTCACGAGACTTATAACGGACGTTACCAGTATCGAAGTCTCCGTCCATACCAGTGCTCAAAGGAGTACGAACAAAATGCTTCATACCGTTTGGAACATCAGTGGTGAGGAAGTAAGCATTTGGATCGGTCAAGAAGTGGTTAATTGCATAACCTTCTGGGATCGAACCGTTGTTTACCAAAGCGTTGATGTCGTTGTCGGTCGTACCAACACGTAGTTGTGTCTCGAGCAAACG